GACCCTATTTCCCCGTGTGTTCAATTTATAAACAGAAAATAGAGTTTGAGTTTGAGTTCCATAAACAAGAGTTCTTTACAGAAACAACTGACGTTGTAACTCTACCTCAGTTTAATATAATCACTGAAGAAATAACTGTAAGTCCAGAAGAGAGAATCTTTCTGACGAGTAAGGACCAGACGTTTATAACAGATCTTGTACGTCGACACCCCGTGATTGTTAGCGATCTAAATAGAGACGTCATAAGGAATAACTTAGTTCCTAACATTCCTGTAAAGTGCATTCACTGGTTTTTAAGGAATACAATATTTGAAGATGAAAGTGATGCTATAGGTCCATACGGTGCATCTGTCGCTGGTCAACGTTTGTACCAAAATCGTTTCAATTTTTCTTCGTCCCTCGATTTTCAAGGTGAGAATACATTCTTTTATCCTCTTATGTCCGAAGCAAGTTTCAACATAAATGGAAATAAACTTCCAAATGTAACAAAAACAGATCACTCATATTTCAAATATCTCATTCCATTCCAAAAAAGATTGGCAAGACCAATTAGAAATGTATATACGTATAGTTTCTCGTTGAATCCGATAAATGTGGAACCATCGGGAAACTTGGATTTTTATTGGCTACAATCCGATAAAACTAATATTGAAGTTAAATTGGATACTTCACAACCGATTGACATTACAACTGAAACATTTTCATTAAATATGTACTACACAGGCTATCAAACATTTGTATTTTCAAATGGTTTTATGTCACTTGCTTACTAAATAGAGTATCTCGGTGATTGTTTATATAGTCAATAATATTATTCTTGATACACCATTTGATGAAATTCAACTGTGCCAAAGTTGTATGGATTTCATGAGATGTTCCCGGAACTGTGTATGCAAACTTCTGTGATCTACAAAATGGATCAAACAGTTGTTTACTGTAACCGTTAAGACTGGATTTATATGCACAATGAACAGTGAATAATTTACCATCACCAGTCTGATAAGCGGTGTGATTCTTCTTAGCATAGTTTGTGATAAACCATTCCAAGTTGCGGAGGCTGATACCACTTGACTTGTCTAAAATTTTTAATAGTATAGTTTTATTCTTCTCTTCATCGTAAAATTTGTTTATTGCTGTTAGTAGAATATCGTTTTTGTTCATTGTTATATTAAACTCCCAAATCTATAAGCCCGTTTGAAGCTTCACAACCTGGACACCCTCTTACAAACATAATCTCCGGTCCGTGATTATGAATACTTCCCGTACTTGAAAATGACCTTTGGCATACACGATGACCCTGTGAGGCGTGATGTCTACAATACCCATTCTCAAATGCCTTAAACCCGCATCTCTGCCCATTGTTTTTAGTACCTTTACATGTAGTAATCGTATAAGACTCTGGAATATCTTTTAAAAGTTGTTCCAATGGAATGCCATGTTTTTTTGATATTTTTTCGGCATACTCATTCACCACAACATTTATACGCTCTTCGAGAGCTTCGTCCATAAGCTTTACAACATTATCATACAGACTCATTCCTAACTTCTACTGGATTATAATTTTTAAATAAGTCTTCAACGGAATCCTCCTTTGTTCTTGCTTCCTTAAGCCGAGCCCTCAAAATAGCGAGTGTACCTGTATCTTCTAAACCAAGGTGTTTACATTCAGCAATCAGTTGCTCCTTCTTCATGCCACTCAGGGAAGGAAGCTTGGGAGGTTTTACGGGTTTATGTTGGTTAATGATTTCACCAAAGATTTCCTCTTTTACATTCTCATAGAGTGGGTCTAAGAGGTCACACACGGGGTTGAGAAATTTATTCATAAAATAGTAATGATAATCTACTGGCACCCCGTTTTCCTCAACGTACTTTGGGTCCTCAGCCTTTTCAAACGCCTTTGCCTTTGGATCTCCAGTCTTAGTAAGAAGGTAGGGTACACGGTCACCTGATTGTGGCTCTGATCCGGGTTTCCTTTGTCTCATTTTAGTGACTACTTGCACATGAGATTGATTGATGTTAACACTTTCTGAACTTGTTACAGATACAGATTTACCCCCAACTTTATAAGAATCGGATAGACCTTGACTCAAAATAAGCTTCTGATTTGGTACATCACCCGAAAGAAGCTCAATAGCTCTCTCCTTGGCAAGCTCCTTGGGTGGACCAGGATCACTTGAAGTCAGAATTACATCAAGAAGTTCTTTGGATACTTCGCGAACATGGGGTGTATTGTCACGCCTCACAAGCTGAAGACCCTTTACATCAATGTAATCCATATGCATATTCTCATCCTTACCTTTTGTCCATAGCTTCGCAGCATATCGTTTCTTACTGTAAAGGAAGTAAGGACAATATACCTTCTCAAGCTCTAAATTGTTAGGCTTCTTGAAGAGAGCCGAACACTCCTCTGCAGCCCTCTCACCCACCTCCCAACTATAGGCAATAGCTTCCTCACCCTTACGATCACCAACATCAAACTCAACCATCACTGAATCGGTGTCACCATACCTAACATATGCACCCGGGAAGTTCTTCTCAACGTAATTCTTAGTTTCTTCAATCATTGAACGACCCTTTGAAGTAGTAGTAGAAGCAATTGGGACACATGGAAGAATACCCTTACCAGCACCAGTGAAACCATATACAGAGTTCATTGAAATTTTATAGGCTAACTGTTTACCATTGTAGACTTCCTTCATGAAACCTGTAGCCGCAGCCATGTCCCTCTTAGCTTGCTTTCGGAACTGCTTAAGCTCCAAAAGGATTGCAGGTAAGAGACTGGGAACATCCTGTGCAAACTTGTAGGTGCGGTCACCAATCTTGAAAGTTTCGTATTCAATACCAGGTATATTACCATACTTCCTCTCATCCATTACATACGACGAATAACAGAGATTATGAGCCATCATAATACTTGGATACAGTGCTTCAAAATCAAGGGCTGTGATGGGTGTGTAATACGCCCCCTTTTGAGCTTCAAGGACAGTCGCACCCTCGTAAGGTTCTTCAGGGAGGGAACCATAACGAATAGTCGGAACCATGAATCCAAGCTCCCTCGCCTTCTTAGTCAGTTGGGAGAATACCTTAATCTGCTGCCCACGTTCCACGAGGAATGGAACTGGAACCCATGTTGCCTTAGCCATCTCAACCAAGTTCAACAAAGTACAAAGTTTCTTCATAAGTCTATGTGGAAGGAGAGTATCCTTAATACAATACTCAGCAACTTCCCTCAGCTTAACAGGATCTTCTTCCTTATAGCGAGCAAACATCTCCTTTGGTGCCATGTCAATCTTTTGATCTCCAAGGTATAGCTTTGAAACGCTATCAAGCTTGTAGCTGTCCAATTTGTAGCCCTTCTTCACCTCATGGAATAAATCAAAAATAAACCTACCGCTCATTGGAAGAAGCTTCAAAAGGTTATCACCCAGAGCACTTGATGAGAGCTTCTTAATCACCAATTCAGAATCAGTGTCCTTGAGCTTTCCCAAGTTGTAAAAGTCGTAGTTGCACTTGTTAATTTGTGCACGTTTGTAAATATATTCCATATCAAAACCGAAGATGTTCCATCCGGTAATTATATCAATATCCTTAGAGTGTAAATACTTTTGAAATGCTTCAAGCATTTCCTTCTCAGTAGAATAGCTACGAATATCACACCCCTCAAGATTTGAATCTGTTTGCTTGTAACAGAGACAGGTCTTATCGTATGGTTCATCCGAGCCAAACTTACAAAGAGAAATAGCAATTTGGAAACAAGCATCACCAGGAATATTTGCATCTGGGAACTTACCAGTAGAGCTATTACACTCAATATCCACAGATGCCACTACAAACGGTGCAATGTCATCTCGGGCAACCGGCTTCAGAGTAGTCCAATCATTACAGAAGAGGTCAATGTCAACATTAGCGATATGAGAACGAACACACCTTTCACCACTATCAAGCCAGCCGGTTGACTGAATACCCGTACGATGCATAAGACGCAATACCGGATCCAAATTAGATTCGTACACCTTAACATTCCTTACACCGAAAAGTTCATACAATTCAGGACTCCTATCAAGTGGTCTACGTAAAAAGGAATCAACCAATCGCCGAGCTTGAAGATCTTTAAAGTTAATTTTCATATATGCAAACTCCTCATTATTTTGGAAGCCCCAAACATCTTTAGACTTCATCAATGAATAAGCAACGAGAGAATCTTTGCACTGATTGCTGAGAATGTCATAAATTCTTTGAACCTTTTGGGAATCCATGCCACCCGGTAGCTTAATAAAAAAGTAAGGTGTGAAAGCGGTAGTAACACAGACTGACTTACCATCCTCGGTTTTACCAAAGATACTAATCAAG